CCTTGACCTCGGCAGCGGGCAGCGGGGCGCCGACGGCGTGGCCGTCCTCCCAGAGCCGCCAGCCGCCGTCCAGGAGCCGGACGCCACCGGCCAGGTGGAGCTCGATGCCGACCGAGCAGAGGTTCGGGTGCTGGTCGCTGAAGCCGCCGCGGCGCCAGACGCCGTGGCTCGGGCCGCCGGCGTGGTTGGCGTTGCGGGTCACGGGGACGAGCTGGATCAGCCCGTCGGCCTCGCTGCGGCCAATAGCGAAGTGGGCGCACGAGCCGGCGCCGGGCGTCGTGGTCCAGGAGCGCATCAGCGTGGGCCACGCCTCGGGCGGGCAGTCGGTGCTGTGGACCACGATCCCGAAGGGGCGGATGTCGCCGCCGACGCGCCTCGGGTGGGCCGGGCGTCGCCGGGCGGGGGCGTACCAGCCGTCGGCCCAGGTCACGGCAGGTCTCCCTGGGCTGCGTGCGCGTCGATGAGCTCGCCAAGGGCGGCGCGCTCGGCGTCCGCTCGGAGCATCTCGCCGAGGTACTGCCGGACGGCGGCCCGCTCCTCCCACTCGGCAAGCAGGTCACCGGGGTCGCCGTCGAGCTCGGCGAGCGCCTCGAGCACGTAGCCCGGGGTCGGGGTGGACGGCGGGCGACCGGCGGCGACGCGGGCGGCGACGGCTCGGTCCTGCGGCGACGCGGGTCGGCGTTTCATCGCGCGCCCCCGCACGCTGCCCACGCCGCCATCGCCCATCGCTCGAGCTGCTCCAGGCGGTACCACAGATCACTCACCTGGACGGAGGAGGTTGTCGCCGGTGGGGGAGGCGGCGGCGGGTGGCGCAGGCAGGGCTCGCGCAGCGTTGGCGGCGGCTGCGGCGTTGGCGCGCTGGACCTGCCAGAGCTGCAGCACGCGCTCGCGAGCAGTAGCAGGGTCGCCACCGCGGTCGAGCGTGGCGAGCAAGTCGTCGAGGGCGTCTGCACGTCGCTTCTCCTGTTCGGCGAGGGCCTGGAGCCCGTCGGCGCGGGCTCGCTCGAGCGAGAGCCGGGCCTCGTAGGTCGCGGCGGTGGCCGAGCCGACGCGGTCGGCGCGGGTGACGGCGAGCTGGGCGAGGTACATCACGCCGCTCACGACCACGACGGCGGCGATGGCTACAGCCACCACCACAGCCACCCCAGGAGTGCCAGCGCGGCCACGGTTCGCAGGAGCTCGACGATCACGCCGCCTTGACCATCGCGCGCGAGACCGAGTAGCCGGCGGCGCCGAGGGCCGCGGCGGCCAGGCCGGCGATCTTCGCGGCGGTCGAGCCGTCCGCGATGATGCCGCTGGCGAACAGGGCGCCCAGGACGCTCGACGCGACGGACAGCCAGAACTCGGTGGTTTTGTAGCCGGGCTTGTGGGGGGTGGTGTCGTCGCTCATGGGGTCGCTCCGTTCTTGCTGGGGTTGCGCATGGAGTCGATCTTGGCCTCGACGCGGGAGACGGCCTCGTGGGTCTCGGCGTGCCGGTCCAACAGGCGGTCGGTGTTGTGCTCAAAGCGGTCGCCGGCCTTGTCGATTGCGGCGGTGAGCCGCAGCCCGATGCGCCAGACCACGACGCCGAGCCCGACCAGGGCGGCGCCGAGGACGCCCTCGTGCTCGATGAACTTGGCGAGGTCTAGGTCCACGGGATGCTCCATCCGAGGGTTTGCAGCATCGTCTTGAGCTGCGCGTCGGTCTGCTCTGCGGCGGGGCCGAAGAACACCGCCGAATAGAGGTACTGCGCCGCGGCGCAGGCTCGTCCGAAGTTGCCGTAGACGAGGTTCTTGGTCGTCGTCGCCGTGAACGTGGGCACGAGCTTCTCTTGGTCGCTCGCACCCAGCGCCGTCGATGCGGTGAAGTTGTAGCGGGTCACCAGTGGGCGGACCTGGTTGATGGGCGAGTTGGTGCCGCCCGCGAGGTTCGCGCCCGAGACCGCTTGCAGGCGAGGGGTGGCGGTGGCCTCCATCGCCTGTCGGGTGGAGAGCGCGCCGTAACCGTGGATGCCGGCGAGCACCGACGAGGTGATGTTGACGTAGCTGAGGACCATCACCGACGTCGTCGAGGGGTCGGGTAGGCCAGCGGCGGTCGCGGTCAGCGAGCCGGTGCCCGCCGCCGTCGTGTTGATGGCCTTGCTGCTCCAGCCGGTGACGGCGTTCTGGTAGCTGATGCCGGTGCCGGCCGCAGTGAGGGTGAAGCCACCGACGGAGTCCACCGGGTTGCCGCTGGCGTCCTGGAACGTGTAGACGGCGGACGGGCCACCGGTCGCCAAACCGGCGAGGGCCATCAGCGCCGTCCACTCGGATGCGTTCTGCGGGATGTAGATGTTGCTGGTGGCGTCTTTCGTGATGGCGACGCCAGCCGAGACTTCGTCGGCAGCGGGGCCGACGGCAGGCCCGACGCGGGGGCCGACCTTGGCTCCGACGCGCGGGCCGATCATCTCAGACCTTCCCGTGGCTGCGAGCTCGCAGCGCGCCGGCGGTCGTGGTGACGATGCGGAGCCGGAGGCGCTTGTTGCCCAGGTTGCCGAGGTGGATCATCGCGCCGCTCGCGGTTCCGCCGGCCACGGTCGTGGTGATGCCGCTGGCCGTCTCGTTGATCCAGTCGCCGGCGGTCGTGCTGTTGAGCGCGACGTCGGGGAAGTTGGAGCTGTCGACGTAGATGGTGCCGACGTACACGGCGTCCCACTTGAGATGCACGCTGGTCACCAGCGACGCATCGCCGCCGACGCCGCGGTAGTCGGTGCCGATTGCCTGGCTGACTCCAGGAAGGATGTCTGAGGTGTTTTCGATGGCTGCCATAGGTCACGCTCCTGCTCGACGGTCCATGGCCGTCATGGTCTGGTGCCCGAGGCTCACGCCCCCGGAGATGGAAGGATGGGGGGGCTGCGGCGGGGCCGCGCCCTGCGACGGCGCCGGAGGCTGGCCAGCCTGGAGGTAGCCGAGGTGCTGGCGGCTCATCGAGCCGTCAACCGGCACCTGGAACATCACGGACAGCGCCACGCGCCGCTGGTAGGGGAGCGTCCGCTGAATGTCGGGGGCCTTCTGGAGAAGCAGCTTCTGGGCCTCGGCGAACATCGACGGATAGACAACGCGGAGCGTCTCGGCGCCCTCGATGGAGACGTGGCCGGCGTGGGCCAGGTCCTCGAGCACGCTGGCGGGATCTTCGGCTGCGTGGACGTAGCGGGCGAACGACTCGAGCTGGGCCTTGCCGGGGCGCCAGTCGCCGTCGCCCTTGAGCAGCCCTGGGACGGACGCCTGCTTTGGCGCCTTGCTGGCGAGGAACTCCAGCTTGCGCCTCATCGCGGAGGCGATCTGCTGCTGGAGCTCGACATCGGCCGTCATCACGCGGTCACTGACTGCGGCCTCGACGGCGCCGGGCTGCTGCGCCCTGGCGAGCTCGTCCATGCGGGCGTGGTACAGGGTGACGGCGTCGGCCTTCTTCGGGGTCTTGGTGTCGCTCGGGAACAGCTTGTAGCCGAGCCCCTGGACGACGCCGGCGTAGCTGGCGGCCTGCGAGGTGCGGCGGGCCGAGCTGTCGAGCATCTTGGTGACGGCCTCGTTGACCCGGTTGCGGGTCGTCGCCGACTTCGCGGCGATGTGGGCCTCCGCGGATTCGACGACGCTGCCGCCCTTCTTGCCGGCGATGGCCAGGAACGCCCGCGCCTTGAGGAAGGTGGACAGCAGAGGACCGACAACGGGGACCGCGTGCAGGAAGGGGACGTGCATCCCGGCGACTTCGAGCAGGCCGGCGAGGTCGGCCAGCTTGCCGCCCATGCCCTTCTCGGGAGCGGCGAGGGCCGGCGCGGCCTTGTTGCCGATGTCCTCGGCGACCTTGGCGGTGGACGCGGCAGCGGCCTCGGAGTGCTTGGCGGCGGCGGCGGCGTATTCGTCGGCGAGCTGGGCCGCGCCAACCGGGACTTCGGCGCCGGCGTCGCGCAGGGCCTCGACCATCTCGTGGTTGGCCGCCTCAAACTTCGTGATGGCGTCGGCCTGCTCGGCGAGCTGGGCGCCGAGGTCGACGTGCTCGCCGACGTGGGCGTGGAGCGCGTCGGTAATCTGCTGCTGGACGGGGACGGCGGCGGCGGCGCCCTCGTCTCCCAGGCGGACCAGCCGGCCGGCGTCGTCGTAGTAGAACGGGCGGTCCTTCGTCGCGGCCAGCCACTCCTTGCCGCGGCCCGCGCCGACCGCGTCGGCGTAATCGTTCCACAGCTTAGCGGTCGCGTCGTCGCCTCGCATATGGCGGACTAGGTCGCCCTCGGCGTTCTCGCGGAACCCCTTGCGCGTCGCCTCGAGGAACTCGTCGGCGCGTCCGGCGGCCTTCGCCGCGTTCAGTCTGGCGAAGAAATCATCCGATGCTTCAGCCGCGGCCCTCTTGGACGCATAGGTGGCGCGCAGGAAGACTTCCTTGCCAGTCTCCGAGACGTTGGTGGCGGCCTCGGTCGCACGCTGATAGGCGCGATGCGCGGCATCCGCGGAGATGAGGTTGGCCACGTCTTGCTCGGGCGGGCGCTCGGTGACCACGTCGCTGTCCGCGCCGATGCGCGCGTTGCGGCGCGTCTTGGCGTCGGCGATGACCGGCGCCGGGTCGCGCTCTTTCTGGAAGTAAGCCTTGATGGCCTCGTCGGCGTCTGACTTCGGCTGGAAGTCCTCGGCCCACTGTTGGGTCGCGTTCGCTCGGGGCCGTTCGCCGAGAGTGACGTGCTCGGTGGCGCTGCTGGGGTACTTCTCGCGCCAGGCGTTGAGCTCGTCATCGCTTGCCTTGGGCTGCCGAGGCTTGCGGACGCGCTTGATGCCCTCCTCGGCCTTGGCGAGATTCTCCTGGGCAGCGGCGATGCGCTGCTCCTGGGGCGACATCTCCTCGACCCCGATAGCAGGAGCGGCCTCGACAACCGGCGCCTCGGCAGCCACCGGGGCGGGCTCAAACGCCGTGGCCGTCGGCTCGGGGGGCTTCGGCAGCTTGCCCTCTGCCTTGGCCTTGCGGACCGCGGCCTGGGCCTTGTCGGCCTCGGCCTTGGCCTTGATCGCCTCGGCCTTCGCCTGCGCCGACTCCACCTTGGTCTGGCCGATGGCGGCTTCCTGCTCGGCCTTGGCCGTCTCGCGCTGGATACGCAGCCGACGGAGCTCGTCGGTAGCGGACCTGGCCATCGTCGCGCTGTCGTCGACCGCGGTGGCAATCGTCGACGCCGCCTCCTGGTCGACCTTGGCGGCGACGGCCTGGCTGACCTCGTGCGCCGGGAACAGCGACTTGGCGCGGACGAGGGCCTCTGAGCCGCCAGCGAGTGCGCCACCGGTCACGCCGCCGAACAGGGCGCCCTTGCCCATCGCGCCCACGAAGCCCTCGGCCGACAGCGGCTTGTCCTCGAGGGCCTGCTGGGCGACGTAGGCGCCGCCGGCCATCCCGGCCCCCACGGCGGCCTCGCCGGTCGCTCGAGCTGCGACGCGAGCTGCGGCGCCGCCGCCCAGACGAGACGCGGTCGACGCCGTGACCCGCTCGCCGAACGACGTGAGCGCGCCGGTGGGCGACGGGCCGTGAGCGCCGAGCACCGCGCCGCCGAGCTCGCCGATGCCGCTGACCCACGGGTGGGCCTCGCGGCTGTCGGAGACGTAGTCGGCAGCACCGGGGGCGAGTGCCCGCAGGAGGACGTCCGACAGGCCGAGGGTGGCGCCGCTCGCGGCCGCGGAGACGCCGGCGGTGACCGCGTCGCCGGTCGGGCGCTCGGTCTGGGTGGTGGCGTCGGCGACGTCCGACGTGGAGGCCGGCGTGTAGCCCAGCGAGGCTAGGTGAGTGCTCTGGTCATCGGGGGCGTAGACGACCTCGCCCGATTGCGTGCGCCAGGCGCCCAACTAGAACTTCTTTCCCGTGAACGGGTTGACCATGTCCTGTTGCTTGAGCCGGGCGAGGGCCACGGCGCGCTGGTCTGCGTCGGGCAGGGACTCGGCAAGCTTGCGGTAGAGGGCTTTATCTCCGGACTCGAAGACGGTGTTGAGCACGCCCCACGAGATGCCGGGGCGGTCGGCGCCTGACCAGGCGGTGAGTTGGCCAAGCGCCTTGTTGCGCTGGTCGACGTTGGCTGCACCCTGGAACTCGGCGATGACTCGCTGGACCGTCTTCTCGTCGCCAGGCTGGAGGCCAGATGCGGTCATCGGGACGTTGCCCTGTGCCTGCGCGATGCTGGCTGGTGCGCCCATCGGGTAGAGGATTGCCTGCTGGAGCGCCGACGGCCGGTTGCTCTCGGCCTTGCGGTTGATCTCCTCGCCGGTCATCCCGCTGAGGTTGACGGGCTTCTCGACGCCAGCGTTGTTGGATGGCATCCAGTCGCCGCGGTAGCCGTACGCCTTGAGCTTCGTGGTCGTTGCGCCGATGACGTCGCGCTCGAGGGCGCTCACGGCGGCGACCATCTTGCCCTTGTTGGCCCAGCGGTCGGTCATCTTCGCAGGGTCACCGCCGAAGATGTCGTCCAGCGCCTCCATCTCCTTGGGGCCTGGCTTCACGCCGAGAGACTCTGCGTATCGGATCTTTGCGGCCTTAAACCTGGCCTTGATGTCGGCCCATTGCTCGCGGTCGAACGAGCTCGGCCCGGCCTCGACGGCCTTGCGCGTTTCGGCGAGGACATCGACAACCGTCTGGCCAGCCGAGATGACCTCCCGGAGCTCCTTCGCCTCGGGGCTGCGGAACCCGTGCTGGGTCGCGGCCTCGGCCCGCTTGGCGGCGGCCTGGGCGCGGAGCTGCTGCTGTTGGGCCGGGTCGGTCGCCTTCTCGGCGGCGAGGTCGAGCTTGTCGGCCTGGTCGAGCAGCGGCTTGCCCTCGGGCTGGACCAGCGGCCGTGCGGTGCGGGCGTCGTAGATGCCGTCCTTGGCCTGGGCCTCGGCCAACTTGGCGGACTTCTCGTCGCCAGCGGCGCGGGCCTTCTCGGCCGCCTCGGCCAGCCGGAGGTCGAACTCCCGCTTCTTCTCGTCGAGCTCGTCCTGGTGGAACCGCGCCGACTGGTTGAGCTGGGCGTAGCCGAGGCCGAGTTGGCCACGCGACAGGCTGAGCTGCTGTTCCTTGAACTTGTTGTCGACGGCGCGTTGCTGCGCTTCCTGGAGGCTGTTGTAGCCGGCCTGCTTGAACGCGGCAGCCTTGGCCATGCCGGCGGCCTGGAGCTGCGGGTCGGCCTGCTTGAGCGCGGCCAGCTCCATCTGCTTGCCGACGAGAATCTGGGCCTGTCCCATGGCCGCGGACTTCTGCGCGGCGATGTCCTTGGTAAGCGTGTTGTAGCGGTCGAGGCTGTGCTCTGCGTTGGCGGCCTTCTGGCGCAGCTGATCGCGCGCGGCGAACTGCTCGTCAACGTCCTGCTTGATCCGCTGCTGGAGCATCTCCAGCACGGGGTTTGGGCGGTTGACGTGGTTGAAGGCGTCGCCGATACCCGACAGCGCGACGCTCACGAGCCAGCCGATCTTCTGGCCTGTCGACGAGTTGGACCAGAACCGGCCGTGGTCGAACTTGTAGTCCTCGGCCTGCTTGGCGAGCGCGTCCACCGTGCGCTGCTTGTCCTCGGCGACGGCCCGGCGCTCGTTCTGGCTCTTGTCCAGCTCGGCCTGCATCCGCTGTTGCTCGGCAATCCCCGCCTCGAGGGCGGTGGCCTTCGCGCGGTGCTCGGCGCTGGCGGCGTCGGCCTCGGCCTTGGCCGCCTCGAGCTGCTGCCGGGTGATGTCGTCCTGGCTGAGCTGGCTTAGGGGCTTTTCCGGCGCGGGCGCCGGAGTCGAGGTCGGCTGCGGGGCCGGCGGGGTGGGCTGCTGCGGGGGAGGTTGCAGGGCGAGCCCATATCGCTGATGGATGCCGTCGGCCACCGCCTGGAGCTGGGGCGGGAGGCTCTGGTATCCGGGGGCGTCACGCCACGTTCCGCCGGGTGGCGGCAGCGCCGGAGCGGCAGCGTCGGCCACCATGCCCATGATCCCGCCGTTGGGCGGTGGCGGCTGGTCGGCGAGCAGCGGCGCGGCGGCGTCGTCGACCATGCCCATCGTGCCGCCGTTCGCCGGTGGGGGCGGCGGCGGGTTGAACAGCTGGTCCGGGGCGACAAAGGGCGTGCCGCCGTTGGGTGGCGTGAAGATGCCCATAGCTACGACGAGCCGAGGTAAGCGGCACCGATCTGGCCGCCCGCGTTGAGTAGGCCACCGAGGATGCCCTGCTGCCCCAGGGCGGCCTGCATGGCGGCTTGCTGAGCGGCGAGCTGGTTGGCGTCCATCTGCCCGTAGGCGCCCAGGACCGTCTGTCGGGCGGCGTCGTTTAGGCCCTGCGTCTGGAGCCACGCCTGCTGGTTGGCCTGGGCTGCGGCGAGGTCCTGCCCCCGGGCCTGGCCGGTGAGCCCGGCGAGGGCGCCCTGTGCTGCTTGCTGGTCCTGGAGCGCCGCCTGCTGCGACTGCCCGGCGCCGGCGAGGCCGACACCCGCGGCGTTGTTCGCGGCCCCCCGGTAGGCGAGCGCCGCGTTGCCGCCGCGGGCCATGCGGGCCTGGGCCTGCTGAGCGGCCAAGGCGTTCTGAATCTGGCGCTGGACGGCGAGCTCGCCGGCCCCCTGCTGCTGGCCGCTGGCGATGCGCTGGAGCTGGCCAGCCTGCTGCTGCTGGAGGCCACGCCAGTAGTTCGCTTGGTTCTGGTCGAGCTGCTGCGGCTGGCGGTTGTTCGCCTGGCCGAGCGCCTGGCCGATGACGTCCTGGATGGCGCCGCGGTCCTGGTACTGCGAGCCCTTCGCGTAATCCGCCGGGTTGTTCGACGCGCCGAGGCCGCCGAGTAGAACCTGTCCGATGCCCATGGCTAAGCGCTCCTTGCCGGACCGACGGGGAAGGCAGGACCGAGCACGCCCGCGGTCAGGAGCAGCTCGGAGAGCTCGAACGCAGCGCCGAAGGTCGTAGTGGCCTCGACGTCCTCGATGCGGAAGGCGATAGCCTGGCAGCGCGCGTTGATGTGGATGCGCTGCTGGTAGACCGTGTCCGGCCCGATAGTGCCGCCATAGGAGCCCGCGCCGTAGGTGCCGGCACCGTAGAGGCTCGGGGTGTAGAGGCTGTCGGGAGAGAGCAGCACCGGAGCGGTCCAGGCTTCCTGGTAGTCGGTGCGCCAGGACACCGACAGCTGATGAGCAGACTTGTACGTCCCCAGGAACTCAGCGTGGAAGATGCGCTGGAACCCTTGGAGGTACCCTGCTGCTTTGATCCACGCGGTGTCAATCCGCATGGGGATGTGGGCGTTGTCGTCGGCGTAGCTGCCCACGGTCTCACAGAACACCCGCCCGTCGGCGCGGAGGTAGTTGTATGTCCCGCCGACCACTGCGGCGTCGAGGCCCTCGTGGTTGGTGTAGGTCGACCACTGCCCATGCTGGTAATCCCAGAGCAGCGTGCGCCCGCTCGAGACAAGGAACAGCACCTGGTGGCGGTCGGGCAGGAGCGTGGCGCGAGTGACGGTCTGGCTGTTGTAGGCGTAGACCGGGTCGCCAATGGACGCCACCTGGCGGTCGCGGCCGACGAGCATGATGCCCTTGCTCGACTGGAACACCACGCCCACGGGGCTCTGGCAGACCGAGCCGGACGCCTTGCAGCCAACGTCGGAGGTCAGGAGCTGCGGCGCGGTGAAGGCGTTGTTGCTCGACAGCCCGCCGTCGGCGTCGGGGCCGGGGCCGACGAACACGTAGATAGCCGTCTGCTTGAACACGAGGACGGCGTCGTCCATGACGGCCAGGGCGACGATGGGTCCGCCGTAGGGGTCGCACCGCAGGTAAAGCGATGCGGACTCCTCCATCGCCGTATCGTCTCGGAGGGTCTGGCTGTAGCGGACCATGTGCGGGTCGCTGGGGTCGGTCCAGAACAGCCGCGACTTGCCAGAGACGAGCGAGCCACCGGCCATCGGCGCGGGGTCGTTCGAGATGATGCCGCCGTTGGTGTAGAGCGGCTCCTTGGTGATGAGCTGGGCGTCGCTGAGGTAGTCGACGAAGGTGACGACGTCGACGGTCGGGTTGTTCGCCAGGTAGCCGTTGGCGGTGAGTCCGGCGTCGGTGGGCAGGGTCGAGGTGACCCGGTAGAACGCGATGGACTCGGGGGCGCCGGTCGCGTTGGCGGTCGTGCGGAAGACGCCGATGCGGACCCGGCGCTTGCCGGTAAGGCGGCACGTCGGGATGGACAGCGTCACCGACGTCTGGCCGGCGGTGAGAGTGACGGTCTGGGACACCGACACCGGGCCGGGGTGGAGCTCGCCGTTGGCGTCGATCTCCTCGTAGGCGATCCGGTAGAGGTAGGTGGCGGACGAGGTCATCGAGCCCGAGCTCGAGGCGGTCAGGGTCATGGTGCCGGACGCGGTGTCCGGGGCGGCGTGAAAGCCGGCCTCGGTCCAGCTGTCGCCGTCGTAGCGCAGGGGGACGGCGCCGGCGAGGTAGAGGCCCTTGCCGAGCTGGGCGCTCTGGTAGGCGCCGGCGTGGCCGAAGTCGAGCGACTGGAGCCGGATGCCGGCCTCGCCGAACTGGTCGCCGTTGGCGGACGAGAGCTGGAGCCGGACGCCGAGCGGCAGGGTGGCGACGCGCGAGGAGACCTGCACCGAGGCCAGGTGCGCCCGCGTCGGCAGGCCGGTCGACAGGCCCGGTAGCAGGCGGGCCACGGTCGGCGTGCCGCCGCCGGTGACACCAGGAGCGCCGCCGAACGTCTGGCCGGACAGCTTCACGACGGCGACGTAGGGGTAGTACTTCACGCCGTGGGCGACGGCGAGATAGACCGACCCCTGGTCGGCGAACGCGCGGGCCACCAGGCCGTGCCCGCGGAGGGTCCCGGCGAGCGTGGCAAAGCTGCTGCCGTTGCTCTTGAGGTAGCCCGCCACAATGTAGTTCTGGTCGGCGGTCGCGCCGGCGGCCTCGAAGGCCCACCACACGTAGCCGGTGCCGTTGTTCGTCGTGCTGAGCGCCAGCCGGTAGGGCGTGATGCCGGGGGTGGCGTACATCGCGCCGGAGTAGGTCACCGACGTCAGGTCGATCCCGTGGGTCCTGATGCGCAGGTACCCCGACGGGTCGCGCCAGCCAACGATGACCTCGGTCCCGCTGCTGGTGTCGTTGGCCACCGCAATCGGCCCGGTGACCAGGTCTACGGCGCTGGTCATGGCCACTGGGCCGGGCAGGCCGGTCACGGAGGAGCCGAGGGTGCCGTAGGAGCTCAGGTAGCCGACGCGATACCCGGCGGGGGTCGCCCACGCGAGCACGACGCCAGAGGCGTAGACGCCGCCGAGGTAGAGCGTGCAGGTGGTGGCGTCGAATACAGGGTTGGTCGGGTAGACGTCGTCGGTGACCATCTGCACCGTCGGAGCGGCGTATGGGGCCGCAGTGGTGTAGATCGTCGAGAACATCTGGACGGCGCCGGTGCCGGTGAGCCACAGCACCTGGATCGTCCGGTCTAGGACGACCACCCTGGGGCAGAACCCGGTGGCGCTAAGCTGCGCCTGTCCCTGGAGGACACGCCCGGTTGCCTCCTCGATGACCTGCGACCAGACGCCGCCGCGGTTGTCCTCCCAGGCGGTGACCCGGATGCCGTTGGCCGTCGCGGTGTCCGGCATCGCCTGGACGGTTCCGGTGCGGGCGAGCGGGCGGTCCGACGCCAGGACGCTGGCGATGTCGCCGGTGGTCGACCAGCGGCCGCTGCTCTCGCGGTAGCTGTACGCCTTGTCGCCGGTGAGGACCAGGAGCTCGCCGGTGTCGCGGGCGGCGAGGCCAACGGCCGGGGTCGAGGTACCAGCGGGGGACGTGTAGCTGGCCGAGCTCGTGTCGAGCAGGGTGCTAAGGGCGCGGTAGCCGTTGCGCTTGGCCAGGGACGTCTTGCGGACGAACGTGGCGTTTTGGAGGTCGAGCAGCCGTGCGGGGGGCACGCCCTTGGCGTCCTGCTGCGTCTCGACGCCGCCGGCGAACGTGAGCGGTAGGGGCTGCTTGCGGAGTGCCATGGTCAGGGCCGCGTGTAGTCGAGCTCGGCGTGGTAGGCGGCGTCGCCGGTGGTGCCGCCGCCAGTGAGAGCGAGGTAGTAGCTGACAGCCTGCGTGCTGATGTTCTCGGTGAGGCCGGTCACCTGAAGGACCGTGTATCCACTCGAGGCCGGGTAGGTGGCGGCGGCGCCCACGGCAGTCTCGGTGAGGCTCGAGGCGTCGTACTTGTAGAGCTGGCCGGTGATGGTGCCGGCCGCGGAAATCTTGCGGATGATGATGCGCCAGGCGTTGATCTGCGCGTCGCGGGGCAGGCGCAGGGGGTAGACGATGCGCTGGGTCGAGGTGCCGAGCGTCCAGCCGTTCCCGCTGGTGGCGAACGTGGGGCCGCCGGTGGCCGTCTGGGCGTCGCACGCCGAGATGTGGAGCGTCTCCGCGGTGGTGAACTTGGGAGAGGTAGCGAACGTGTTGGACGCGGTCAGCTGGCCAGCCGCGGACAGCTGGAGCGCGACGGTGCTGCCCGGGAGCGCCGCGGGGAGGGTGATGGCGTAGGATGCAGCGAGCGCCGAGGGCGAGCTGATGCGCACCCGGTTCACGATGCTGGCGGCCTGCTGGTAGATGTCCAGGTTGCCGACGCGGAGCCCGGCCCACGGCCTGGGCGAGCCCTGCTGCTGGAGCCAGTAGCTGTCGCTGGCGTCGTCGAAGGACGCCAGGGCTCCCACCGCTGAGTAGTCGCCACCGATGCCGCCCGAGAAGGCCACCACGTTGAGCGCGGTGCCGGAGGTCATCTTGACGTTGCTGCCGCCGGCGGTGCGCCAGTAGAGCTCGCCGTCGGCGCTGTTGACGAACATCGCGGACGTGTAGCTGGCGACCCCTGCTGCCGGGGACGGGGTGAACGCAGCGGCCAGGAGCGAAGTGATGGCGTAAGACGTGCCGCCGTAGGTCCAGGGCACGTCGGCGTTGATCTTGAGCCCGAGCGACGGGACCTGGACGCCCTTGCCAGTCGTGTGGTCGTGGGCGTCGATGAGACCGAACACCGTGGCCAGGATGGTGTCCCAGGTGTCGGCGCTGCCGTGGTTGGTCGGCAGCACCAGGGCCATGTTTGGGGTGGCCATGGTCAGGCCACGCCGATCTCACCCTCGGCCTGGAAGGTGAGAGTAGATGCCGCGCTGGCGGAGCCGGTGAGGAAGTCGGCCGCGTCGAGGCGCACCTGGCCATACCAGTCTACGTAGCTGTTGGCGGCGACGGACGTGCCGTTGCCGATGAATTCGGTGCCCGCCGCGCTCGCCCCGGTCGCACCGATGAACAGCGAGAAGGTTGCCGAGGAAGCGGTGCGGTTCACGATTCTGATGTGCTTGAGGATGAGATACTGGTTCGTCGCGGTGAGACCCACGCCACCGGACCCGGCGGGCGGGTTCAGAATGTTCGCGGTGGCGTTGCCGAGAGTCACGGGGCCGATGCGGATGACTTTGTTCTGCGCCATGGTGTGCTCCTAGAGTCGGGCGGGCAGGACTTCGACGAACGCTTGTTTGATCGTCAGCGTCTTTGAGGCGCCGGTGGTGATAGAGAGTGAGAAGAAGCTACCAACGGCGGTTGCGTCGAACGTCGTGGCAGTGCCCGCCAGGACGGATGTCCCGATGTTCACGAACCCTGCCGCGGCGCTGTTGCTGATCACAACCTCGGCGGTCGGCGTTGCGGTGGAGCTGTAGGCATTTACGGTGAGAGTGCAGACAATCTGGAACTCGCTCGCTGCCGCCGTTCCGACCGCGGTGGTGAACGCCTCGATAACACCGTCCGTCGCCGTTCCCGTGGTGCCCCAGCGGATGTTGATGGTGTTCGCCGCGGTGCCAGCTGCGGCCGCAGTGCCGATAACGGTCCACCGGTAGACTTGGCCAGGGCGGATGTAGCTGGGCCCAATCTTCGTCCCCGTGATGACCGTGGCAGTTGCCGCCGCAATAGACTGGGTGCCGGTGACAGCGTCGAGGGCCCCGCGCCAGGGGGGCTCGGTCCTGGCGTTTGGGGGAACCCAGATGGAGTCGTCTGGGACTTGTTCGTCGGAGACGAGGAACACCGCCGGCCCAGCCGGACCCTGCGCCCCCGTCGGCCCCGGGTTGCCCTGCGGACCCGGAAGACCCGGAAACCCGTCCGCTCCGTCCTCGCCATCAATGCCGAACCCCGCTGGCCCCTGGGCACCGGCAGGCCCCTGGAAGCCCTGGACGCCCTGGGGACCGGGCGGGCCAACCCAGCCGTCATCTCCGTCCGCGCCGTCGAACCCCGGAGGCCCGGCCGTGCCCGCTGCGCCTGCCGGACCCGCGGGGCCGGACACGCCCGTGGTCCAGGTGCCGTCGGCCCGCAGGTAGTTCGACGTCCCGCCGCCGCTCGCCGGGACGACGCCCGCCGCCGAGCTCGAGAACGTCGCCACGCCGAGCGTCAGGTCCGCGGCCAGCGTGCCGCCGCCAGTCAGCGGTGCCGTGGTGGCCACCTGCCGGCCGGTCGGGACGCCCGAGCCCGGCGGCGCGGTCCACGTCCCGTCCGCGCGCAGGTAGTTGGTCGCACCGCCGCCGGAGGCCGGAACCTCGCCCTGGGTCGTCGAGGTGAACAGGGCGCCGGAACCGCCGCCGCCCGCCGGGGTCGCCCAGGTTCCGTCCGCTCGGAGGAACGTGGACGTACCACCACCAGAGGCCGGGGTGAGCCCGTCCTTGTTGGCGTCGAAGACCTCCGTGGCCGTGCTTAGCTCGACGCGCTCGACGGCGTCGGCGAGGTCGGACAGCAGCCGCGAGGTGACCTTGGGGTCCTGCGCGACGAGGGTGCCTGTCGAGAGCTGCGCTCGGGTTCTGGGGGGAGTCGGCTTGGAGCCGCTCACCCGTCGCCCCAGAGCCAGGCCCCGTCACGCCGCGGCCCGGCTTCGTCGAGGTAGAACGGCTCGGCATCGCGGCCGTCTGCCGCTCGCGCCACCCGGGCGACGAGCCGGGCGACCTCGTTGTCCACGTCGCCGGTCGGAAGCTCCTGGCGCTGGAGACACCGCTTGTAGGCGAGCTGGACCACGAGCTCCTCGTAGCCGTTGACGCCGTCGAACGTGTCCGAGTCGGCCGCCAGCACGGGGCAGCACGGGACGTAATACAGGGTCAGCGTCTCCGCGGACACCGCCGCAGGGACGATGACCAGGTTGCCGGCCTGGAGGCGGTAGCGGTAGTTCTTCGCCACCACCGTGTAGAACATATGGGCCGACGTCAGGTCGTGCGTGCGCAGCCGCCGCAGCCCCGAGGGGACCGAGGCGTCGGCGATGAACAGCGCCCGCAGCTTGTAGAAGTCCGCCGGCAGGGACGCGGTGGTCGCGCCCGCGGCGAAGGAAAGGGTCGTCGAGGAGAGGAAGTAGTCACTCCACTTCTCGACGAGGATGTCATAGGTCTCGGCCACCGCCTCGTTGATGAACTCGGTGAGCATCGCCGACGTGATGTCGGAGCTGTTCTCCAGGCTGCCGCGCCGCTGCACCGAGGTGCGGAGGCTGGCCAACGTGACGGTGCGGGCCATGACTTAGGCTCCCGCCTGCGGGCAGTACGTGCCGGGCACGAGGTTGCCGGCCGACGCGACGAGCGACAGCCCCTCGAGGCGCAGGCAGCCGCCGCCGGCGAAGGCAAGCACGGTCGCCACGTCGGTCAGCTTGTCGAGCTCCTGGACGACGCCGGGCACCAGGTGGCCGTCGCCGTCCAGGGTCAGCACGATGTCGCCGATCACGGGAACACCGACACCTGGCCCGTGACCGTGATCTTCATGTTGTCGGTCGTGGCGAGGTCAGCGGCAGCGCCGCCGGCCGCGTAGACCTTCACGGAGATCACGCGCGTGCTCGGGTTGTAGTCGGTCATCTGCGCCCACTTGCCATCGGTGCCCCAGACGTTGATGCCGATGTCCAGAATGACCGGCAGCGCGTCCTTGAGCTTGATGGTGTACGTGCCGACGCCCGAGCGCGTGATGTCGCCCGCCGTGGAGCTGACCCAGTTGTTGGCGGCCGTCATCGGCTGGATGGAGGTGCTGGTGCTCTGCGTCGTCGTGGGGATGGTCGGCGCCGCGGCGCCGGCACCCTGCACGGAGCCGAAGAACGTGAAGACCTCGGGAGAGCCCTGGTAGGACTCGGTGTATCCGCTGCGGATCATGGGGCTCCTTTCAGGGCAGGGTGCAGACGGCGTTCCAGCCCGGCGCCCGGCAGCTGAAGTTGTAGTACTCGCCGACGCGGGCCTCATAGCCGTCGTTGGCCTCGGAGACCTTGATGATCGACCCGGCGCGGCGCTGGAGGAAGTTGGGCGCCGGACCCGCCGAGAACATGGTCCACGTCGACCAGGTGAGCACGTAGATGCGCTTCACCGGGCAGCAGCGGTCCGTGTAGATGGTCAGGTTGTGGCCGTTGAGGTTCACGCTGAACCCCTGGAAGCCGATGCTCGCCAGCTTCTTGCCGTCGAACCCGACCGCCGAGGAGATGCTCCACTTGCCCTCGAGCTGCTTGGACAGCGTTCCGAAGGTCAGCGGGTTCATGAACACCACGTCGGGGTCGCCGCCGATGGCGTCCACCGCGGCGACGGCGTCGACCAGGAGGTTTGCCACCGAGCGGCCGTCGGTCCCGTCGATGCGGATGCCGCCGAGGAACTCCGGCTCCGACGTGCGGTCCACGCCGAAGAAGGCGGTGGCGCCGGGCGCGGAGTCCGGGACCCAGTCGGCGAGGCCGGAGGCGGCGAGGCCCAGGTCACCGTCGAGCGCGACGTAGTCGTTGGCGGCCGGCGAGGTGATGCCGGTGCTGATGTTGGCAGTCATCGTCGCAGTGCCGGCGAGGCGCTGCACCGAGGCGACGGTCAGCGAGCCCGCGCGCTTGTTGCCCAGCGTGCCGTCGGACGACAGCACGACGACCTCACCGGCGCGGAGGCCCCACACCGACGCGGCGTCGGCGAAGGTCAGCACGGTGGTGGCGAAGCTGGTGTTGGACATCCGCCCGATGGAACCGTCCGCGCCTCGGAAGAAGCGGAAGTTCATGTAGTTGCCCTCGGCCTCGATGGCGTTGTCGAACTCGTCGAACGCCGACTCGAAGGCGTCGATGTCGCCGGTCGCCGTCGCCTCGATGGCCTGGTTGTCCACCTTGGCGATGCGGTAGTGGGTCGAGCGGGTGACGCCGAAGACCTTGTACGAGGAGACGTTGTTGACCGCGTTGGTGATGGCGGTGGCAAACGTCGACGAGCCGCCGCCGGGCAGCGCGGACATGATGGGCTGGTCCCACTTGCGACCGCCCACGAGCTTCTTCTGGCTCTTGGACAGGAGCCCGATTGCCTTGTTGTTCTGCATCGCCATGCGAGCGGTCTCGTAGGGCGAGTAGTGCTCCTTGACCATCGGGTCGAAGGCAGTCAAATCCAAAACGGCCATGACACGTTCCTTTCAGCGAGAGGGATGGACTACTGGGCGAACTTGCCGACGAGAGCCGCCAGGCTCTTGCGTCGGCGCTCCTCGCGTGACATCGGCTCCTCGGATGAGGGGGCCGGCGTCGCGGTCGCTGTAGTCGTCTCGGCTCGGGGCTTCTGGGGAGCGTTCTGGGGGACGGCCTTGGCTGCCGGTGCGGGGTTGAGCTTGGACACGATGTGCTTTCGCTTGGCGACGTAGGCTTCCGCCTGGGCGGCGAGGTAGTCCTCCGCCTCCTGCGCAGCCTGGTCCCACGACGGCGCAACGCCATCCTTGGCGAACCTCGCCTTGATGACGGACCACACGAGGTCGTGGGGCGCGTCCTCAGCGGAGAGGGTGGGCCACTTCGCCTGGTGCTCCGGCGTGGACAGCACCTGCCGCAGCGTGGCCACGGCGTTCTGCTCCTGGCGGTCGCGCTCGGCCGCCTTGGCCCGCTCGGCCGCCTCGGACTCGCGGCGGGCGAGGTCGGCCTTCAGGGCCTTCACGGAGCGCGTCGCCTTGCGCTGCTCCACCTGGAGGCGGATAGACTGGTCGATGGGGACGCCGGCCTCGCCGCTGAGCTCGGTGATGAGGTCGGCCAGCGCGTCCTGGGCCTCGGCGTCGGACTCGGCGCCGACCACGTCGCGGAGCCACGCCTTGAGCGTCGCGCCCGGCTTCTCCAGGAACTTCTCGCGGTCGGGCATCCCCTTGGCGCGTCCCTCGAGGGCTGCCTCACGCTCGGCCAGCGCCTTCTCGCGCAGCTCGAGCTGGGCGATGCGATGGTCCGCCACCGCCTGCGCGGCGACCGGGGCAGCCGCAGCCGGGGCAGCCGCGGCGGGGGTCTCGGCGGGCTTGGTCTCGGCCGGCTTGGACTCGGTCTCGGACAGGGCCGGGACGAGCTCGTCGGTCTCCAGGTCCTTGCCCTTGTGGGCCTCGACCACCTTGGCCATGAGGGCGCGGGTGGCGTCGCTCATGCCGCGGCGCACACGCGGTCCGCCCTCGTCGGCGGGGATGACAACGGCGTCGGTCTGGGTGGCCACGTCGGAGACGGCCGGGACGAATTCTTCGCTCACGAGACTCCTGGGGCGAGCATGGGGACGGGCATCCCGGCGGCGGCCTGCGCGTCGAGCCCGCCCATGCCGTTACCGGGCATCGGGGGCATCGGCGGCGGGGCGCCGGGCATGGACGGGGCCGGGCCTGGCTGCTGCGGACCAGGCGGTCCCGGGGGAGCGGGCGGCGGCTGGAGCTGCTGCTCCTCGCCGTCGAGCATCTGGAGGAACCAGCGGTAGCGTCCCAGGAGCACGTCATCGGCGCCCTCGGCCGCCGCGTTGCCGTGCTCGCCGAGCGCCATCCGCTTGGCCAGGGACAGGTTCATCTGGGGCGTCGGGACGCAGTCCTCGAGCGGGACCGACGTGTCGGCCAGCTTCTCCATGATGCTCTCGAGGTAGCGATACGGACCGAGCTCGGCGCGGTTGGCGCGGGCGATGTCGGGCTCATCGAACAGGGACGCGGCGACCATCGGGTCCGCGATGACGCCGGCCTTGGCCATGTCGGCCACGGTGTCGAGCTTGCCGGCCCGGGTCTCGGGCAGGAAGTTGATAGGCTCGAGGACGAGGTGGTAGCTGCCGCCGTCGACGTCGAACTTGGGCCACTTGATCGCCTTGATCCACGGCGCGAGCGGCGCGTTGTCGTCGTCGTCGTCGTCCTCGTCCGGCTTGGTCAGGTCTTGCGCCAGGTCGAGCGTGAGCTGGCCAACGTCGCAACGGAACTGGGCGTACTGCATCTCGACGTGGGAGAAGCGGTCGCTCTCCATGTCGTACATCGTGTCCAGGGCCTTGCCGCTGGCGTTGGGGCCGAGCGGGTTGCGCGACTGCGCCGCGGCCTGGCTGATGCCGCTGATCTCGTAGGCTTGCTGGATGAGCCAGCGTAGGAACTGGAGCTGCTGCTCGCTCGCCGGGTTGGGCGCGATGAACTGCGGCGGGTTGCCGTCGTACTCGATGACGGCGGGGTCCTTGGCCCTGAGGTGGTTCTTGTCGACGTTCGACGAGCGGGGGACGAACACCTTGAGGGCGCTGGCCAGCCGGAACGCCTCTTGGGCGTCGCGGGCGAGGCTGTTGACCTTGCTCTGGATGCCGGCGAGGTCCTCGACCAGCCCCTGGCCCCAGAACCCGCGCATCGGCGGCGACCAGTGCAGGAACGCGAACGGGAACCGCGGGCGCTCCCACTCGCACGACTCGAGGGGGATGCCGGTGCGGATGGCGCAGACGTAGCGGCCGTCCTCGGCGCCGACGGTCGACGGCAGGTGCCACGCCTCGACCATTTCGATCTGGTCGTCGTCCTTGGACGTGTCCCAGCCGTACGGCTCCCACTCGTCGCGGGTGCCGCGGCTCGCCTGGCGGATGTCGCTGGCGCGGTCGGGGTAGAGCTGGAGCACGATCTCCCGCGGCACGAGCCGGGCGTGGGCGATGACTCGCGGGGCGCAGTAGCGAGCGTCCTGGGGGTCGACCACGAGCTCGTGGCGGGGGACGCGGGCGTAGTGGACGTCGCCGCGCCGAGGGAACACGCGCACGACGCCGGTGCCGCGGACGACGGCGTCCCGCAGGATTGTCGGCGACAGCCGCTCAAAGGTCGGCGTGGACAGCTTGCGGCGCATGACGCGCGAGGCGCGCTTGGCGTAGAGCTTCTCGCTGTACTCGGCGTCGTCGGCGCTGATGACGGGCATCGGCCGGCGGCGACCGAGGCGGGCCACCACGGTGTCGACCATCGACCGCGTGATGTTCAGGTTCGCCGTCGCCATCTGCTGGCGGCGCATCATCTCGATGCTGGTGACGTCCTGGCCGGAGGCGATGGGCCGGCCCTCGTAGATCGCCTCGTGGATGAGGTCGCGGCCCGACGTCAGACGCTGGCGAGTCCGCATCCGGTCGACCCAACCCCACAGGTCGTTCGTCTGGCCGGTGCCAGTGCTCGACCACCAACGGGTCGAGGTCTCTGGGGCCTGCTCGGCGCTGTCACGCCGCGCGCGTGCCACCGCCCCTCGTCACGTCGACACCGCCGGCTGGTACTCCTCGTCGAGCCCGTGGTCGGTCTTGACGATGCGCTCGTAGAGCTTGCCGCCGTAGGTGGCGTACAGGTCCTCGGCCGTCGCCTCCGGCGCCTTGAACGGCGACACCGCCGGCGAGCTCGGGGCCAGCGTGATGGAGCACGCGCCGTGCGTCGCCGAGGCGAGCGCCACGCCGCGGGCCTGCGCCCATTCGACGAGCGCCATCACTGCCTCGAGGTCACCACGGGGATTCATCGTCCGGCTCGCAGTGCAGGCGGACCATCTCGGCCTCCTCCTGCTGGAGCCACGCTGCTGTACCTCGCTCCGGTGCGCAAGGGGCTTCGCGGTAGCGGTGGGCGAACGTCTCGCGGTGCGCGTACAGCGCCGCGTCTGCGCAGTGGTTCGCGGTGCCCGGGTCCTCGACCTGGCGGCCGGTCGCGCTGCGCTTCGGCGCCCAGCGGTGGGCGAGCCACTCGGTGAGCAGCGGCGAGCCCTCGCGCAGCTTGATGCGGCCGGTGCGGATGTCGGTGTTGAGCGTGGCGATAGCGACCTCCTTGTTGGGCTTGGTCGCCTCGATGATGGGTATCTGGTAGCGGTCAACCCACTTCTTCGACCAGCCCATCACCGCCGGCTTGCCGCCGCCGCCCGCGTCGGCCACCACCGTGGAGATGACTGCCTGGTTGCGCGCCGCCATGAGGAATTGCGCCATCTCGTCGTAGTCGAGCCCGGGGCGCTTCCAGCTCGCGAGCTCGTACAGGATGGGGTCCCGCAGCGACCACGCCCAGATGACGAGGGCGAAGTCGTCGCGGGTTCCGAGGTCGGCGCCCATGGCGAGGAAGTAGTCCCGGGCCGGGTAGCCGGGTAGGTCGCGGAGCGCGGCCCGCAGGTCCGGGAAGCCGTCGCCGGCGAGGCGGGGCGGGGCGTAGGTGAGCTGGTGGAGCGGCACCGCGTTGGCCGCGTAGACCCACCGCGCGTCGCTGCGCACCCAGCGGCCCAGATACTCGCGCTGGAAGTCGGGGTCGTCCTCCGACCAGCCGTTCTCGATGCGGGCCGACTCGGCCGCTCGCTGCCACCGCTCCTCGGGGGTCGCGCCGAAGTGCGGGTTGTCGACCTGGGCGAAGGCATGGACCTCCCAGCCCGGGAGCGGCGCCTCGTCGCGGGTGACCTCGAAGAACATCCCGGCGAGGTCGCGGCTCGGCGTCCCGGTCAGCCAGCACTCGCCGTTGAAGTCGGCGAGGGACGGGCTGATGACGCCCTTGAACATCTCGGCGAGGAACCGGAAATCTTGGGCCTCGTCGATCCAGTACAGGTGCTTGGCCAGCCCGCGCTGCTTGTTGATGGCCCTCGCGTCGTCGGCCCCGAATAGGTTGACCCGGCTGCCGTTGGAGAACTCCAGCGCCAGGTCCGCCGCTCGGACCTCGACCGTGATGCCGGCAAGCTGGAGCTGCTCGACTCCGGCCACCGGCATCGGCGTCCCGTAGCGCCGCAGGATGTCGAGGAACCCCGACTTGGTGTCCGACTCCCAGGCACGTTGCCGGGCCTCGCCGCGGGTCGTGGCCACGTAGGTCGCGCGGTAGCCGGCGTGCTCGAGGCACCGGGCGATGACCTCTCGGCAGCCGCCGGCGGTCGCCCCGGCGCGGCGGGTCTTGCGGGTTGCGCGTCGCTTGGCCGGCGACGTGAAGAAGTCGCGCTGCTTCGGGTAGTAGAACGCCCGCAGCTCGCCGGCGAGAGCGGCGACGCGCCTGCGCTGCTCGGCGGCGCGGAGCCGGGCGACGTGCGCCACGGCGAGCGCGCGGCGGTCAGCCTCCGTCATCCTCGGCCGGGGACGACGTCGCGGCCCGGCTGAGCGCCTCGACCGCAGCCCGGTAGGCCAGCTCGGCGTCGCGCAGCCGCTGGGCCGGCGCCGCAATCGCCGCATGGGCGGCGTGGAGCTCGCGGGCGGCGGTGGCGAACGCCTGGACGAGCTCGGAGGTCACTTCTTCGGCTCCACGCGCTCGGTGACCTGGACGATGTTCTGCCAGGGCACGAAGGTCTTGAGCGGGCCGACGGTGAACACGAGCCCGCGGCCCTTGTCCTCGTGGGCCACTACGATGCCCTCGTCGGCCCGGGCGCTCGTGCCGTTGATGGAGCCGGCGGCGCTCCAGCCGTCGCGGCCGTGGCCGCCGATGGTGACCGGCTTGGCGAAGGCGACCAGCGTGATCACGGGGACACCCCGAGCGTGACGATGGGGGACTCCGGCTTGCCGACGACCTTGCCGCAGATGTAGCCCTCTTGGATGAGCAGGAGGTCCTCGCCGTCCTCGCCGGGGACGACAATCTGGCGGCCGTCCTGGCTGCGGAAGAACACGACGACGTCGCCGACGCCGACCGTGATGGGGATGAAGCGGCCTTCGGCGCTGTAGCTGCCGGGGCCGGCGGCGACGACCTCGCCGCGTAGCCACGGCGTGTTGTCGAGGGCCATCTCCGGGATGACCAGGCCGCCGCGGGTGCGGTTGGACTCGCCGACGACCCGTACCAGGACGCGGCTACCGATTGGCTCGATGCTCATGCGAGGAACTCCGTGAGTGGCAGGTGGACCGCGGCCGGGTAGCGCGCGGCGAGGTGGGCGAGGGACGGCCCCTCGCAGGTCCAGACGGCAGCCCGGTCGCGGGCGACGCCGGCGTGCTCAAGCATCCGGCTGGCGATGCCGCGTCGGCGGTCGGCCGAGCGGACGTAGGCGTAGTGGACGCAGGGCACCGGCGACGGGTGGACGTGGGCGAGCCAGCCGATGACGTGGTCCAGGTCGACGGACGACGCGGCGATGACGAGCCGGGTGTCCCGCCGGTTGATGATCTTGTCGACGAGGTCGGCGAGCTGGCGGGCCACCGGGCGCTGGCCGATAGGCCGCCCGCCGGTGCCGGCCGAGCTATGAACCCAGGTGCTGGCCACATAGCCCTGGTCCGTCGGCCGGGGCTGCCGCAGGACGACCCGCGGCCTCACTCGTCCTCCAGGTCGGTCTCGATGACGATGCCGCGAGCGGCGAGCGCCGGCGCGAGCTCGTCCACCGGCAGCTCGCGGAGGACCTCAGCCGTCAGGAGCTTGAGCTGGGCCTCGTACTCGGCGTCGCTGAGCACCGGGACGCCCGCCGCCTGCGCTTGGAGTGCCAGCCGCTGCGACTCGCGGCGCTCCTGGACGAGCGACATCATGCCCTGGCGGTAGTTGCCGTAGCAGCGCGCCCAGTCCCGGGACGGCGTGCCGTTCTCGTTGACGTCGACGTCGAGGGTGTCGCCGAGCCGCTTGCCCAGGCGCTCGGCGAGGGCGAGGTAGCGGTCGAGCTCGGCGTCGATTCTCTGGTTGCGCTGCGCGCTCATCGTCCGCGGGCCGGACCCCCGCCCCTCTCGTCCTGCTGCTGGGCGTTGCGAAAGTCAACGGCAGCCACTGCTCCGGTGCCCGAGCTGGCCGCAGCTCGAACAGCGCACGGTCACGCCTCGAGCTCGCCGGCCGCCGCGACGCCCGGCGCGAGCCATCCGCCGCGCGACCCGAGCGCCGACGCGGCCCTCGTCGCCGGGCTCGTAGCCAGTCCCGATGATCCGCGGCACGACGATTCCGGCGCACTGCGAGCACCATCCCGAGTCCCAGCGGAGGCTGTGCGGGCAGGTCACGGCCGCCTTCGCTTGCGGCAGCCCGGGCAGAGCGACTCGGCGCCGACGTCGACCGTCCAGCCGAGCGAGCGGGCGTAGGCCACCACGGGCAGGTGCGGCGTGCCCACGGGCAGGGTGGCGGTGACCGAGGCAACGCGGCAGCCGTCGCAGGTCAGGGTGACGTCCTGGACCTTCATGGCGCCTCACCGCCCCATCCGCCCCAACCTCTTTCGGAACATCCTCCCAACCTCCACATCCCCCCCCTCTCTCCCCTATTACTATTCCCCTTTAGAAGTGAGAGAGAGAGGATAGGGCGGATGGGGCGTTGGTCAGTGTCGCCAACGATTCCGGTGGCTTGCGATGCGCCCCAACCTGCGCCGCTCGCTTGGGGTTCCCCAACCTCGTGGTTGGGGCAGACGTTGTCACTCATCATCGGCCCCAACCTCCGTTTCGTTTGAGCCCCGACCGTCGCTCGTTTCGTTGGGGCGGCGGTACCGCCACTCCCGGTGCCCCTTCTGGATGTGGCGCACCCGCGACCACCCGAGGTTCCGAAGCAGCCGAGCGCACCTCATCTGCGCCCACCGGTCCTGCCGGGCCGTGTCCACCTCGAGGGCCTTGAGAAGCACGTCGTGGATGCTCACGAGCTGCAAGGCCGGGTTCTTGAGGAACTCGATGACCGGCTCCGACCAGCTGTCCGACTCCGCGAACTCGCGGTTGGACGCCTCCAGGTCGGCGGCGTCGTCATCGTCCAGCCACCACGACTCGCCGGCCTCGGCAGCCGCGACCGCCTCGGCCCAGAGCTGGTCTCGGTTCTCGGACAGCTTGCGCCGGTCGATCCGGCTCTGAACCCGGACGATCCAGTAGCGGCGGCTCCCGGTGTCGTCGGTCAAGAACTCGTTGCGGTTGGTCGTGCCGCAGAGCACGCACGACCGAGCCTTGCGCTCGAGCGTCCGCTGGTAGGGCGCCCGGTACAGGTCCACCGCGCTGGTCATCCACGCCTTCATCCGGCTCTCCTTCGAGCCGCTCAGGACGTTCTCCAGCTCGCTGAGCTCGTAGAGCCACGTCGAGTGCAGCTGGATGAGCCCGTCTTTGGACGTGATGTCGATGTAGGTGTCCGCGTGCCACTGCCCGCCCAGGACGCTGAAGAACGTGCTCTTGCCGATGCCTTGGGCACCCACGAGCATCAACGCCGTGTCGACCTTGCAGCCCGGGCGCAACACCCGCGCGCACGCGCTGATCATCCACTTGCGGACCATCTGCGCGTGCTTCGGGTCGGAACTGCCGAGGTAGTCGCTGGCCATCGTCTGCAACCGCGGCACCCCGTCCCAGTCGAGCGACCGGAGGTACTGGCGCACCGGGTGGAACGGCCGGTCCTTGGCGGCGACGTGAATCGACGAGACGACGTGCTCGCGGGGCGGCGTGAACCCGAGCTTCTCCTCGACCCCGCCGATGACCTGGTGGATGACCTCGTCGTCGACCGGCGCGTCATCGAGCCACGCGCTGCCGTTCATCGTGTCGAGCGACCACCGCCCGCGGAAGTCCGGGTGATGGCGGACGTAGACCTCGACGTTGCGCTGCGCCTTGCGCGCCGACTTGTCCGGCTTGAGCAGCATCATGGAGAACCAGTCGTGATCGACCTCGCCGTCCAGCGGCGGCGCCTGCCGGGATGGGGACGTCCGCGTGTCGAGCTGCTGGCGCTCGCCGAGCAGGTAACCACGCTGGCGCTGGCAGTCCTTGGCGACGCTGGCGAACTTGTGGTCCAGGTCCTTCTCCGACCACGGCGGCGAGCACGTCTGGTTCCACTCGTCGATGATGGGCCGGGCCTCGGCTTCGGACAGGTCGAACCCGACCATCACCGAGGCCACGGCGTTGAAGGTCGCCGTGTGGCCCGACGAGCCCGCAACGGCCCCCGGGACCTTGGCGATGTACCCTCGCGCCCGCCGCACGCGCTGGTCGCTCGAGGCGGTCACCGGCGGCGCCGACCTGACAGCGGGCCTCGCGGTCCGCAACACCACGTCCGGGTCGACCATCGCGCCCTCGAACAGCTCCGCGCGCCAGCCGCCCGGGGGCAACGTCGGCGAGTACCAGAACCGGCTTGGGTCCTTGGTCTGCTTGTCGGCAGGGCAGGGGCTGACCCGGGCGCCCCACTCCCAGACGCGCGCGTACTCCTCAGCGGACACGGGCCGAGTCAGCCCGACGACGACGCGCAGCCGCTCGACTCCGTCCCGGCCGTGGCTCTTGGTCGTGTAGAGCGTGCAGCGGAACTCGCGCCAGTACTCGGCCAGCTTGTTCCACTCGGCGCCCTTGTCGTAGTCGAGGACCAGGAGGTAGACGCGCTTGACGTTCTCCCGGGACCGCTTGCTCGGCTCAAACTCGACGGGAGACCAGCCGCTGTGGCTTTGCCCGGCCCATTCGTCGCCGGGCTCGATGAGCAGGTGCCGCAACCAGGCGTCGATGGTCGTCTGGATGACCTCGGCGACCTCGGTGACGAACAGCGAGGAGAACTTGGAAACGACCAGCGGCCGGTCCGTGCTGAGCTGAGGGATCACGGCGTGGTCTCCTTCATCTTCGCAATCCACAGCCGCGCGTCCTCGACGGAGCGCAGCACGACGTAGGTGCCGCCCTTGGCCTCGACCAACGCGGAAAACTGCTTCTGGGCCTCTGAGAGCTTCCCGGTGGGGGTCTTGATCTCGACGGCGACCGCGTGCCCGCGGAAGATGCCCAGGAGATCGGAGCCACCGGGGCCGCCGACGCCGTAGGCGATGCGCCGGCCGTTCTGGATGGCGACGCCGACGTTGTTCCGCCAGAGGACCAAGTCCCGCTCGCGGCCGAGCTCGAGGCGGATGGCGTCCTGGATCTGCCGCTCGGTCATACGGCGGCCTCCCAGCCGGGTCGCCAGCAGGCGCGGTGCGGGTGGAAGCGGCGGCCGCGCCGGTACATGATCTGCGTGCCGGGGCCGTAGCCGGAGCGGCAGACCTGGCAGTAGCCCGACAGCTTGGCGACGAGGGCCAGCTCGTACTCGGTGGCGAACGTCCTGGTGGGCGCGGCGACGGTGTCGAGGCGCTGCTCGACGATGACCCGCGGCGGCACCGCGGAGACGCAGCCCTCGGGGCACGTCGCGCTAGTGAACACGGCGCCGCACACGGCGCACTGGCGCAGGCTCTGGCCCCCGGAACTGATCGCCCTGCCAGTGAGCGCGTAGATGCGGTCGGCGTCGGGCAGGCCGTGCTTCTCGACGACGCCGGCGAGGTCGACGAGGACCGCGTGGTCCTTGCCGGGAGCAGGGCGCAGGACACGACCGACGGCCTGGAGGTAGGTGCTGGCGGCGTCGCAGCTGCGGGCCAGGATGGCCACGGCGCAGCCGGGGTCGTCCCAGCCCTCGGTCAAGACGTGGACGTTGGTCAGGACGCGGAGCTCGCCGACGCGGAACTCGGCGAGGGTCCGGGCGCGGACGTCGTCGGGCGTCGACCCGGTGACGGTGCCGGTGGGGACGCCGTCGGCGCGGAACCGCTCGGCGACCTCGCTGGCGTGCTCGACGGTCCCGCAAAACACCACGGCGCGCTGGCCACCGGCATGGCGGCGGTACGCCTCGAGGGGCGAGCAGGCGAGGCGGCGGCCGCTGACCTCGCCGCCGGCGGGCACGTAGACGCGGCACGGCACGAGGTGGCCAGCCTCCGTGAGCTCACGGATCGAGGCGCCGACCACGAGGTCATCGAACACGTCGCCGAGCGGGGCGCCGTCGCCGCGCTGCGGGGTCGCGGTCAGGCCGAGCAGGCGAGCGTCCGCGTACCGCGCCGCGAGAGCGGCCCAGGTGGGCGCCGCGGCGTGGTGGCACTCGTCGATGATGACGAGGTCGGCGGGCGGCAGCCGCTCGGCCCAGCGCGGGGCGGCCACGGTCTGGACGGACGCGATGACGACGGTGGCATCCGCCGGGCCGGTGTCGCGGTCGGCCTGGACGACGCGCACGTCCCCGCCGA